TGGGCGTACAACGGCAGCTTGTCGAACGGAATCGTCGAGAACCCTGGACCGCGAGCGACAGCGGCTTCTTCTTGCGTCATGTCTTCGAGCGTACTGAGATGCTGCTTCTTGTAGCCATAGCGCCACTTCATCAGCATGTGCATGGGCGGCGACTCGTTGAAGTCGTCGAGAAACCTCCAAAGCTCCGGAAGTCTGAGAGCTTTGATCTCGGCCCACGTCAGAGTCGTCGCCCTTGCTAGGAGACACTTGTAATATCCGAAGTCTAAGCTGTGCTCGCTGCTGTCGCTTCGGACGGTATTTCCGCCGATTGCTTCTCCGGCATCATCTCGTTGACTTCGAGCGCAGCGCTCCGCAGCGCGTTGTACAGAGGCATTGGCAACTTTCCGGTTGTCTCTTGCGTCAGTTGCGGATCAATGCCGCCGTTGTTGAGCGAGTGCATGACGATCCAGCGCAGCCGAAGCAACGAGTTCGCTTTGAGAGTTTCGTCTGAGTAAATCTCGTCGCCCTGATCAACTGTGAGAGCGACGACCTTGTACTGCGTTCCTTTGACTGTGACGGTTTTTTCGTACATGGACGGGTTTTCCCTTCATCTCGCCCCCTGACCGTCGTCCTAGCTCGTTTCTACGTGTTAGCACGACGGTCTGAGCGATGCCTGATACTGCGTTTGCGGTTACGCCGGAGCTTGGAAGAACGCTCCGACTTTTCCAGCCGGAGATGCGTACGCTTCGCCTTCCAAGTCCACGATGATGTAGTTGTCGCGCTTCGCCGGAGTTCCCAGCTTTGAAGCCCGGCAAGTCGTGAGCCACAGACCGCTCTGGCCCTGATAGCGCCAGTAGAACCAGAGTTCGAACGTCGGCCCATGGCCCATGTACTGATTGTTCACCGTGAGCATCTGTCCAGTCATAGCCGTGTAGTTGTACGAGATCAGCACGATCAGCGTCGCATCGGCTGTCGCGAACGTGTACACGCCATCGGTCATCGAGTACTCGCCAGTCGTCGGGCTACTCGGGACGCGCTGTAACGGCGCACCGACGTTCGGCCCGCTGCCGTAGGTCACGCCCATGTCTTCGTTGAACGTAGCTTGGTTCGTAACCGTGACCGTGCTTCCGGGAGGTCCGATGTTCTGCCAGATGACCGTATTGTCCGGCGTGAACTGATCGAGATGCGTGTTCCATGTCGGATGAGTTGGCGTCTGAGACGTTCCTGCATAGACGCACAATTGGCCGTTCGTACCGTCCGTAATGACGTCGCCGAGCACATACGGAGTCGCAGCAGCCCAAACTGGCAAGCTGCCGCCTGCTGGCACAACGTGGTTCTCGCTGTCGACTTGGTTGATCTGCCCGCTCGTCGTGTAATCGTCAGCGAAGAAGACCTGATTGAATAGGCTGATCTCGACTTTGCCGAGAGTCGCTTTCCACGTGATCTTCTTGTCGCCGGGAGCCACGTCGTCGGGGAATTGAAGTTGCCCGCGAAGCTCTTTCAAGGTGCATGAGAAGTCTGCGCTCGCATCTTGCACCGTGCCGAGCTTCATCGGCGTTGGGTTGGTTGCCAAGTTGCCGCCAGTCGGATTGACGAACACTGAGCCGCTTGCGAATTGGAACATGCCGCACTCGTCAGCATGAAACAGTTGCAACCCTGCGACGAGTCGCGATAACAACTTGCGAAATAACATGGTGCTCTCCTTTTGCGGCGTCGCCGCGTTAAATTCCTGTCACAACTGCAAACGGGATCTCGACGACGCAGAGCGTGCCGATGACCCCACTGTCGATGAAAATCTTGCCGTGCACCCGCACGTCGGCGACGAGACCGCCGAGCGTCTGCGCCTCTCCGATAGCTTTCACCGTGCCATTCGGATTCTTTGTGTTCATCACGCCAGTCGTGTGCGAGCCCGGCTGGCCGAGAATCTGATCGAGCAAGTCGTCGATCTGATCTTCAATCGGATTCGTCTGATCATCCGGCGTCCCGCTCTTGCGCAAGTACATGACAGCGTGCAGCATCATGTCGATGCGCTGCAGACCGTACACTTGCGATTCACTGACGTTCTCTTCCGGCTTCACGATGAACAGCGCCGGCATGTCGTAGTTCTCGACGTTCGACGGCACTGTGATCTGCTTCCCAGTAGTTGCGAACGGAGGCGTCACGAGCGAGAGCAAGTCGTACATCGCATCACGGATCGTTTTGCGCGCTGAGCCGCTCATGCTGTCGCTGCTCCTCTCTCGACTGCAGCTTGAATTCCAGAAATGATCTCTGTGCGACTCTCTTCGAGCGAGTCAGTCATAAATGGTCGCGCTGCGAGTCCAGGATGCATAACGCTCTTCACGACGACGCCACCGAGACCGGAGAACGCTGCGAGCGCTTTCGGATTGCGCTTCAACTCCGGCCGCGTGCGGTATCCGGTATAAAGCGATCGCACAGCCTGCATTGCCGGACCGCCGCTCGCGATTGCAGCACCGCCTCCCGATCCTCCAGGAAAGAACGCGAGCGCGAGCTTCGTGACCGGAAGGATCTGATACGGCCCTTTCGTCCCACCGTGCTGACACTTCGCGTAAAACGCGACGCCGCCTCCGGCTTCTACTCCACCGATGATTCGCGCACCGTCATTGATGACTTCGGTCTTGTGTGCGCTGCTGAGCAATCTTCCACTGCGTTGCTGCAGCATGCCGCCGCTGAGCTTCTCTTGCACTCGCGAGAGCACGACAGCATCGAGTCGTTCAACTTCAAGCATGACTGCGCGCATGATCGATGTGCGGCTTGCACGCAACTGCGCAACCGTCTGCTCACCGCCTGTGACCGTGAAGTCGATCATGTTGTCACCGCAAAGCGTTTGTATCGGTTCATGCACGCAAGAACTTCCGGCTGCAGTTCCCAGTCGCGGTACGTGATCGTTCCTGCGCCATTCGCCATCTGTTGCGACTTCTGATCAATCCACTTCTTGCGTGAATAGTTCGTCCCCACCATCTGAATCGCTGCAAGCTCGATGTCCGGTGGAGTCGACGTGAATCCGGCTGAGTACGTCACGAAGATGTTCTGCAAGCCTTTCGCAAAGCACCATCTGCCGAAGCCGGAGAACGGCATCGGAGTGTTTGCGAATCCATACGCGCCGTTGCGCAAGTACAAACTCTTCTTGTCGTCTGAGATCAGCCAGCCAGCCGTGTTGATTCCAGTTGGTCCAGGCGGACACTGCGGGATAACGGCGTTCCATATTTGCAGAGACGCAACGCTTTGAATCGGACGCTTGCGCAGGAATAGCTGGTTCTTGCCATTGCCGTTATAGCTCTCGCTGTAGCTCACAGGCTGAACGAGCGGCGACTCGGTGTCCGCGGTAACGTCGCCGTCTTGCAGGCCGAGCTTGTAAAGCCAGTACACCGACGCCGACGTGATGCAGAGTTGAATGTTTGCGTCGTCAGTCGTCTGCGATGAAGCAGTACCGTTCTGCGACAGCCAACTCTTCACTGCTGCGATAGTCGTCAAGTCGAGCGGACTTGTTGCCATAGTGCTCTCTTGATTATCAGAAGCGCGGCTCGACTCGGCCCCGTCACCTTGCCGAGCCGCGCTTCGTTTCCGTACGCCGAAGCGCGCGAAAAGCTAGTTGACCTTCGCAGCAAGTCCCGTCAACACGGCGAATCCGAACGGGATGTAATTCTGCAGCGTCTCGAAGCAATACACTCCGAGTTCGTGCTGCAGCTTGCGATAAGGCCACTTGATTGAGAAGTGATCTTCGAGTGACATGATCCGGCGAACGGACGGAATCGAGTTTCCGGCCGAAGGATACGGATTGTTGATCAGATCGAAGAACACAACACCAGGCGGCAACCACGGATGCGTGACGACATCGACTTCTTTCGCCACGCCAGTGCCGCTGTACTTCGAGCGATACCCGACGACTTTCGTCCCACCGATCAGTCGCCCGGCTGCGTCCGAGTTAAACAGCAAGCGGCTCGCTGCTTCACCGCCAGCGCTCGATCCGAGAATCGCGTGCGAGATCGCCGTGATCAGATTTCCACCGCAGTAAATCTTGTCGATGGTGATCTTGTAGTTGAGCCACAAGAAGTCGATCACGTTCTCGAACTCAAGAATCGAACCGTCGCCGATTGCCGTGAACCCAGCGCCGTTGAAGTCCTTCCAGTAAGAAGGAGTCGACGCGCTCGCGTAGTTGAACGTCCAAGTGAGCAGACCGTCGAAGTCTAGGTTGTTGTACGAGTTGTCAGTCGCCAGCCCCAAGCTCGAACCGGAATCGACCGCATTCGCAGCTTGGTTCGTATTCGGAGGCAGTGCCGTGATCACGACGCTCGGCCAAGCAGTGACGTTGTAGAAGTACGCGTTCGCTGTCGTCGGCGATCCGCTGCCGCTGACATACCACGCGTAACCCACAGCACCCTGAATTGCAGCACCGAGCGGCAACGTCGCCGTGACGCTCGCTGAGTTCGACGCTGTGACGACAGTGTTCCCGATTGCCGACAAGATCGACGTTCCGCCGTTGATGATGTCCGTCGATCCGTCAGCGTTCACACGTTTGAACGGCAGACGCACGCCAGTCGTGCTTGCAAGCTGCACGCCCCACGGCGTGAGAGCAACGCAGTACACGGTAACGCTCACCCCGGTTCCGATGGTTCCGCCAGTCGTCAGTGCTGCATCGACCGGAGTCGTGCACTGCCCGAGTTTGTAGCCGTTATTCCCGCCGTTCGCAGTCGGGCCAGAGTTGCCGTACAGGATCAGCCGCTCTTCGTCGTTCAGCAGCGCGTTCAACAGTGACAACTGTGCGAGCGCGATGTTGTCTTCGAAGCCGAGGCCAGTCTGTTCAGCTTGGAAGCTGACTTCCGTGTCCTTGCCCAAGAACTTGAAAGCGCTGTACGCATCGCGCTCGGTGATGTCCATGGGCGCATTGCGGTTGCCTTCAGACAAAGACGGGTAGCCGCCAGCGTCGATGCCGACAATCGACTTCCAGTTCACTCCGGTGCCCCCGACTCGCTGGCCGTTGAACATCGGATTGACGCGCGGAATCGAAGCCAGCAACGGGTAGAACACCGGGTAGATGTTCTTCGCTTGCGGTTCGAGAAAGTAAAAGTTGAGGTTGGTCGCAATGCTCAAGCCTTGCGTCGTGACGTCCTTTCGCAAGCCTTTGAGCAAGTCGAGAGTCTCAGTGCTCAGATTGAATTCCATCTTGTCCTCGCCACGCGCGGAACGGGGAGCGCGTCGTTGTCATCGTTATGTGTCGTTCTCTTCGTGACGGGGGTCGACGAGAGGCTTGCGAAAGAACTTGTGTTAGCGCCCCGCTTTCGCGAGCGCCGCCGAACTGAAGATCGTCGCCGGAACCGCAGCAGGCTTCGATCCCTTCATCAGTTCAAGACCAGCAGAGACGTCGCCGCCTTGCAGCGCCTTCTGTACTGTCTCGCGTGAGACAGTCGGAGTCGCAGCAGATGCAGCAGCGTTGCTCGGCTGTTCTCCGCTTGCTCCACCGCTGTCGCGCGTCTTGATCACAGGCATGACGGTGACAGCACCGCCAGAGCCAGAGAGCATCGGAACGTCGGCGCGATCACCGATCCCGGCTGCTTTCTTCGTCTTCTTCTTCTCGCCGTCTTTCTTTTCGTCTTCGGGATCCTCGGCGTCGCTGCCATCGCCGTCTTCTTTCGATGACGCTTTGACGAATGACTGAATGCCCTTGTTGATGCCGTCTTCGATTGCCTTGCGAATCTCTTCGCGAGACATCGTAGTCGATTCGGGCGCTGTGATCTTGAAGCCTTTTGCGAGCAGCAGCGTCTCGGCAGCTTTCAGCGACTCCGTGCCTTCAGCGATCACGTTGATCGGTTCCGGTTCGTTCGTTCCCGACTTCGACGCTTCGTCTTGGTCGGCTTCTTCGGCTCCCATGAGCTTCATGCACTTGCCGAGCGTGTCAGTCATCTCGTCGCCGTGCGCTTTGTGCAACTTCTTCATCTTGTCGCAGTGCTCGTCTTGAGCCTTGCACATCTTTGCGACGTGATCGGTTACGGCAGCTTTTGCGGCCGAAATATGTTCACTGAGCGGCTTTGCGGCTTTGACCAGCTCAGCAGCAGTGAGCGTTTTCATGATTTTCTTTCCTCCGGTCTTGGCCGCTGAAGCGGCGGTTAATTCACCGACTTCTTCTTCAGCCATCGCAAGAAACGTCTCCGCGAGAGCTTCCAAGTTGTCGATGAGTTCATACGGGATTTGCGAGTCGTCGCCTTCATAAGCGGCTTCCCACGCTGCGCAATCTTGGATCCACGCGAGATCGCACATCAGCATCGCGAAGGTCCCGACTTCGTACATGCCTTTGACGAGCTTGTCGCTCTTCATCAGCACGTTGAACACGTCTTCACCGACGAGTCCCTTGCAGAGCGCGTCGAACTGCTCGCGCACAAACGCTTTGACGACGTTTGCTTTCTTAACTTCGTCGCTCACTTCGATGTCGTGCTTCTTCGCAGCAGCGTCGATCCGGCCTTTGACTTTCGCTTTCTCATCAGCCGGAATGCCCTGCGTCTGGTCGAAGCGCGCAAGAGCGTTCTTGATGTGAGACTTCTCCCACGCCGTATCACCGTCCGGCGACTTAATCGGCAGCTTCCATGTCGACGGATCGCCCTTGTCGCCGACGTACGCGAAGCAGTCGGACGTAAGGTCCTTCCCGCCTTTGCGTTTCGTCTTCGCTTCTTTCGCGAGTAAGCCGCCACGCAGTTGCTTCATGACGCCTTCGATCACATTCTGAGTGATCTCGGCGACTTGTGTCTGGTCCATATCCGCCTCGCTTCTCGCGAAGTTCGCGAGTTGTTTGCTGCCATCAGCTTTGACAAGCTCGAAGTGAGCTTCTTGATGCGCAGGATTGTCTACATACGACGTTTCAGCAAGAAGCGGGGAGTACTCGATGAGCACATTCTTGCCACAGGCTTTGCAGAAACTACCTTTCGAGATGTCAGCCGCACACGTCGCGCAGCGACGCCACTCGTAATCACCACCGATTGAGTAGCCGGTGAAGAAGCCCTGTTTCAACTGCTTGCCGACTTCATCATTGAGCGGCACACTGCCGAGCCGCACAGTCTTCGCAGCATCATCGAAGTCGAGCTTCGTCGCTTTTCCGCCCATTGTGAGCGTGTGCTGAAGCCGGATATTACCGAGCGAAAGGTCTTGACCAGCTTTCGCTGTCGCGTTCGCAGCTTCGTCAGACCACGCCTGGATGTTCTTTTTCGCAGCAGCGTAGTTGAGCATTTCGCCTTCTTTGTCCGGCGTCGCTGCTGCCATGATTCCGTACGCGTATTTCGCGATCTCTCCAGTCTCATCAAGTTCGACTTTGACAAGTGGAATCCTCTTCATCAGCGGATAGTCATGACTCAAACCGAAGCGGTTCATGCTGCTCCTTTCACGGCGAAACAATCAATCTCACTCGCGGCTCCGCAGCGGTGCGGTGGACACCCTAAAACGACATACCAGAGATCAGCTTGCTGAGGCTTCGGCGCGCCGTCCCTAATTGTCGTCACACCGCACGTCGCACAGCGGATCGCGATCACTCCGGTCTCGCACGAGATCGCGAGGATCTCGACGTGCTGCATCCCCGGCATGTCTCTCAATCTCAGCATGTCAGTTGAAACTCACCGTCACTGCTGGTCCGCTGCTTACAGCCGGAACGTAAATTCCGAACTGCGCTGGCATGTTGAACACGTAAAACGAGCCGACTGCTGCGCTCGCCGGAATGTAACCGATGATCGTGCCGCTAACTTGGCCGGCTTGACCGCTCGCATCATAGATCGGCAACGCTGCCGAGCCGAGTGTCGTGACGAGCACGCTGCACAGACGGCCAGCGCTTTTCTTCACGACCGTCGCTGTGTCGCTCGCGATTGCGACAGTAGACTTGCCGCCCGGCAAGTCTGAGAACTGGTAGTTCGGTGTCATTGCAACGTCCTTCTGCGCTTGAGCGCCATGAACTTGTTCCACATCTGATCGAACTCTCGGTCACTCGTCTCCGGCAAGATGCTGATCACGATGTCTTTCCACTCTTCACGCGTGAACTCGTCGAGATGCACAACATCCGTCTTGACGTGAACAACGATCTCTTGTCTCACGCGGCACTCTCAGCCTCTTTCACTTTCACGATGACGAGACCGCACTCACATCTCGGATGCGCCGGATACTCCGGGACCTCTCCGAGCGCGTACGGTGATCCGTCTTCAAGATCGTCACACTCGTCTTCGACGGCATGATCGAACGATGTCTTCCAACCGACTTGCTCGACGACTCCACTCGCGTTCCACGATTCAAGATTGCCGTTACCCTGCGCTCGTGCCGTCTCAGTCACTGCGATCATGTCTGCGCGCCAGGGTGCGAAGGTTCCGGCGTCTTCGATCTCTTGCGCGAGATCGGCCATCCGAGTCTCTTTCTCGAATGCTTCTTTCACAATCGCGTTTAACTGCTCGCGAGTCGTGTCGTCGATGCGCCACTTCGCTGTTGGGTTCTGGACGAGTTCGCCGTTCACCCACTTCATGCCGACAAGTTCCGCCGCTCGCTCTTCTGCCCAAACAGCAGCTTGATCGTTTGACTCGGTGATCATGTTGTCGTCGTCGATGCCGAGTTGCGCAAAGCCGAGAGCGACGCCTTCTTGTGCGGCCGTCTGGATCGCTGCTCGAATCTCCGGTGGAAGCAGTGACCAGTCGATCTCGGTGTAATCGTTCGGATCGTCGCTCGCCTTGCTCAGAGCTTTGCGAGCTTTCACGCGCTTCGTCAGCCGCTCGATGATCTTCGCTTTCGCGCCCTTAAAGAACGAGTCGAGCGCTTTCGTCATGCGCTCGCGAGCTTCAAGCGTCGCCGGAGTCGCTTTGCGAACGCTGATCTCGATCTGCTCGCCGCGAATGAGCGCGAGTGTCGCCTTCGAAAGCGAGAACGACTCGATCTTGAGTTCTTTACTCATGTGCAAAACTGTACAGACCGCGATCCGTGCGGCATCGTATCTTGAGTACGTCTCTCAGAGACAATCTCAAGATGGAGAAACCAAGTGACTATCGCTAAGAAAATTCGCAAAACACCACCGCCGCACCTACTTGAGAAGCTCAAGCCGGAGTCGCGATCGGTCCTCGATGAAGCCATTGCAGTTGACCACACTGCGCAACAGAACGTCGAGCCTGCGATTGCTCTCATGATCAAAGGCATGGCGCGCCAGTTCACCGAAGCGGCCCACGATCCGCAAGCCGTGATCAATCTCGCCAAGCAGTTCAACGGCGACGCTGAAACTCTCGCCGCTGCAATGTTTGGCGATGACGCTGACCGCGCTAACGCTACTGCGTAACCGTCGCGCACACGGCGAGCGACTACGCTCTTCTTTGTAGCTCGCTCGCCGTGTTTGAATAGGAACGTCATTTGTCGTTGAACCAATCTGCCAGGCGCTCCCAGCATCAGAACTTGACTACGATTCCAGCTCGTTGCCTCCCTAATGTTTGAAAATCATAACCAGTACCGCAGTTAAACTAAGCGCAATAGCTAGGAGAGAAATAACAGTGCTGACCTCGAAGTTCCCCTGCTTTGTTCTCCCACTTTTCAAGTCCTCAATCTTGTTGTCCAGCGTCTTGAACCTATCATCAATCTTGGAATTAACCGCATTGAACCTGCTGTCCGCCTCAGTACGCGGAAGCTGAGTTTTGTTCTGGTCATCTAAGGATTGGCGAAATTCATTGCTTCGCTCGTTATACGCCCGCTGCGCTTCCTCCGATTTTAGGATCGCCCTGTCTGCCGCAGCCTGCACGACATTGTTCAATTCCTTCTGGGCTGAGAGCGCTAACGCTACTTTATCCTCCGCTCCCTTGAACCTGTCCTCATAGCGACGGTCACGCTCGTCATAGAGGCGGTCACGTTCATCAACCACGCTTTGTAGACGCTGGAGTTCCGCCTCGAAAAGCTCTGATGAAACACGGCCATTCTTGTCTGGTTGGGCAGTCATCAGTTCAGTCTCCACTTTTTACGTTCGGCCATCCTACTCCTCCGAATCTTCGACTTCTTACCGAGCTACAGGCAGACCGACGATGTGCCCACCACCGACAGTCATCAAGAACGCGAGTAACCCGCAGCCAAAGCTGACAAGTCCGATGTTGACGAGTTTCGGGTTCGTGCAAAAGCCGTACATCAGCAAACCCGCAAGAGCGACGACAAGACTCAAGTACATCCACATTTGTGATTCTCCTTCACTTCCGTAATGCTCCGGTCTTCGTCGGCTTCGTCAGCGTTTGAACTTGCTGCACTTTCTCTGCTGGCTGCTCCGACGTTTCTTCGCGCTGCTTCTGATCATCAGCGATGTGATTGAGGTCCTGAGCAGAAGGCAGACCGTCATCTTGTTTCGGATTCATGAAGATCGCTCCTACTCCGAACGTCATTGCACGCTTCCAATCCGAGAGCGGCTTCACGCGAAACCGCTCTCAACCTAGGACACACTTGTCAGTTACGCCGGCGTACCCCAGTTCACGCCGATGCTGACCGGAACATCTGCGCACACCGCAGATTCCGGATCAGTCACGGTCGGGTAAGCCGAGTCCCCGATGGTTTCAACGGTGCTCCCTGGCGCGACGCCAGTAGCGGTTACAGTGCCGTCGCCGTTTGCCACGATGCTGACGATTGTGGGGTCGGCACTGGCAACAGTGATATTGGCCGGAGGTGGAGCAAACTGGTTACCGTTCGCGTCTTTCTCGAACACGGTGCCAGTGACTTTCTGCCCTACTGCAAGATTCGGTAACATTCGACTTCTCCTGTGGTGGTGATGTTTGTGATGCACATGCCATTCAACCCAGATTCTCACCGGGATGTGATGACGACGGCGCTCTATGCGCTCTTTGAGTTCCTTGATCCGCTCTTCTAATCTGTCTCTCACTTCGTTCACAGATCACCGTCTTCGTTCTTCAACGAACTTTTCATGATCGCAAGCTCCCGAACGCGCTATATCCGCCGTCCGTACGGTTCACGAGCATCGCTTTCTTCGCTTGCTTCTTCTCGTCGGCTGTAAAGTCGCTTCCCTTGCCGTTAGGCTTGCTGCTAACAGATGATTTACCCTTCGGCTGAGCTTTCCCATCACCCGGCTGATCTGAGCCGCTAGGAGGCGATTCTAGCGCTTTCTGCCGCTGAGCCGTCGCTGCGTCAGCAGAGCCTTCGAGTGGGATAAAGCCGAACTGCAGCGAGTAAGCTCCGAGCATGTCAGCTTCTTTGATCGGCACAGGATCGAGACCGCGAACTTCTCTGATCTCGTTCACTGCGACTATTTTTCCAGCAAGCAGGTTGTCAGCTTGAGCAGCCTTCAACACGTCAACTTCGCGGTGCGCCTGCGCTGCCCACTCGTACTCGTCGCCGAAACCCATCAGCGTGATGATCTGATTGAGCACTTCGACGACGTAATCGACATCCGGCTTCAATCCGATCTCTTCGCTCGTCTCACTCGCTTCTTGCGCTGAGGCGCGGTTCATCATCTTCAAGAATGGCTGCGCACTCACGCCGAAGTCGTAGCAGATACATTGCGCGAGCCACACATCAAGCTCGTCTTTGAGCACGGCTTCTTTCGTGAAGACGACGTTCGGCCGAGCAGTCTCGCCTTCTCCACCGCCAGGCATGAAGCGAATGCGCCGACGTTGCGCCATGTCTCCGGCGTTGACGGTGTCGAACCAGTCTTGAATTTCCTTGACTTGATCGATGTCCATCGACGGCGGCAAGAAGACCATTGCTTCTGGCGTGTTGCCGCTCGTGTACCACTGGATCTGTGAGTCGAATCTGCGCAAGCCGAGTGAGATCGTCAGCAGCGCTTGCTCGACGCGAGAGAATCCGTACTGCTTCCATGTGCGCTCGTTCCGCATCGAGTAAAGCATGTCGTCCGTCGTGAACTCGTAGGCCACAGTGCCGTACAGGACTTCTTGATACGCGACTGAGCCGCGCGGCGTTATCAGCCCGTTGTCGGCGCGCTTCCAGTTCGGATCAGGTCTCGGCGTCACACCCTGATCGTTTACCATGCGATTGATCGTGTCTCCGGCGAGCGGTGTGACGGCTGCGATCCGCCCCTTCGAGTCACGCTGCATCCAGAGCGCGACGGCGTCGATCACAAGCTCGTCTTCCAGCCACATATTCAGCCAGCGCTTGAATGGGTGAATGCCGTCCGGATATGCGAAGAACGCGTTCAACTCCCGCAACATCGGATCGCTCGCTGCCCGTTCTTTACGATCTTTGTTCTTCTCGTTCGGCTTCGCTTTAGCTCGGAGTTCATACGCCTGTGCGCATATCTGAGACTTCTTCGTCTCGATCACCATGCGCAGCAAGTCCCAAGTCTCGGCAAGCGCGCGCAGTGTCTCAAACGAGATAGCGTCTTGCGCTCGCGGTTGCCAGATGATGTTCTGACCGGGGAGCGTCGGGTACTGTCTCGGCCGGAAGCCGCTCGGAGTTGATGGCCCGACTGGAGACAGCGACGAGAACCACCACGTCGATGGGACGTTGCGCATCGCGTTCGGCGTGTTCGGCTGCGTCACTATCGGAGGCAGCAGCTTCGTCTTCTTTGTCCAGTCGTTTGCCATTACGCTTTCACCGTCGTCGCTGGCGTCGCAACTTTCGGAACAGGCTTCAAGACTGCGAGCGTGATCACGATCATCATGCCGCACTCAGCACACGGAGCGAAGCTCATGAACGAATTCTTCGCGAGCTTGTCCGGCTGAACGTCGACGCTCAATGCTTTCGTACACGCCGGACACGTTGTCGTGACGATCACGCTTTCTTCTCCTTCTCGACGAGCGTCGGATGCCGTGACACCGACACTCGATCTGCCGCTAGTCTGCGAAGCTCCGGCTCGCTCGGCAGTGATGTAATCTGCCATCCGCTGAACGCTGCGATAGGATCCTCTGCCCAACAAGCTGAGCACCGCTGACAGTTATGCAGCACTTTGCCAAGCGCATCGACGAACTTGATCGGGTGCTTCTGCTTAATCCCGCAGCTTGGGCACTTCGCGCACTCATCAACGACAGCATGATCGACAGCGCGCTCTCGTTTCTTGAGCCGATACAGATCGAGAAACCACTTGCACCATGCGCGCATCAGAAAGAGTACTGCCGCAAGCGGCTCAGCCCATGCAGCGGAGAGCGCCGGCGACTCAGTCTCGACTTCGCTCTTCGCTGGCTCGGCGGTCCCGTCAGTCGAGATACTCCCTTCAAGCGGTGCAGCATTTGTGAACAACAGCTTTCCGTTGCGCGCGCGACACGCTTGACCTTGAGAGTTCACATGAAACCACGTAGCGTCTTTCGGCAACTGCGCACGGCCACGAAGCTCGACGAGTGTGATCTGCTCGTTGCAGTGCTTGCAAACCGCAGTCGTCAAACCGACATGGCGCGGCTCGACAACTGCGGTCTCAGCCGCTGGCTGTGCTTGTGCTTCAGCGACAACTCCGAGATGTGCTTGATCGTTCATTTTCTCCTATGACGGCAACGTCGTGTCGTGTACGACGTACCACGCGCGCACTCGCACTGTGCCGTTGCCAAGCGTCGGATCACCAGTTGCTGTTAGCATGATCGGCTGATTCGCTGCTGTCGCCGGATCGAGCAGTACCCACGTCGCTCCAGTGAAGCCGTTTTGCGTCAGCACTTCAATCGTTGCGCTCGTCAAGAACCCCGTGAAGTTAGGTCCAGCAACTGCTTCCGGCCCTGAGCCATACAGCAGCGTGAAGTTGAAGCCGCCGCTGTCAACGTACGGTGTGAGTCCAGGGTTCACTTGAAACGCGAGCGACTGGATGAGGATGATCTTTCCAGCCCCAGGCGTAGCAACCAACTGCAGCGGCGTCTCGACGATTGCAAGCAAGTCTGCGCTCGACAGATCGAGAGTCGTGCTCTGTAGCTCTCCAGAGCCGGACGGCCCTGTGATATTCGCGATTGGAGATCCCCCAGGAACGAACGGAACGAACGGGACGAATGGTGCTCCTGGATCAGTGTGGCACGAAGGCGCTGGCGCTCCGGACTCCGGCACAGGGATCGTTGGCGACAACCGCCGCCTGTCTTCGTGTACACGTCGCCAGTCGACGTATTTAGGATCGATTGTGAGGACGAGGCCGCTTGTCTCGAATGTTGCGAGCTTACGTAAAGCCATTACGCCACTCTCTTTCTCTGCTGCACGATTACGACCAGGTTGCGATTGCAGCGCGAAGCCACGTGTTTGTCGCAACGCACACGTAGATGAAGCTCGCATCCCAAGCGACTTGTCCGGCAATGCCAGTATCTGTCGCACTCGACGGCGTGTGCGTCGGGATTGATGGCATCGATGAGAACGTCTTCACGCCAGCGACGGTCTCGGCCCCGGTCTTGTGCACGACTGCACTGTCAGCAGCGCGAGTTGTGTCGGTCGGGTGAACGTGATCTTCGCGTGAATACAGAGCGCTTGATCCAGGAGCCGCTGAACCGTTGACAATCGGATTGTCGTTTCCGGCATTCGCTCCGGTCCCTGGAGTGCTGATGACTGTGCTCTGACCGTTTGCGACAGATGAGATGTTGCCAGTCGCGTCATCGAGGAATATCTCTGGTCCAACACTCTCAAAACTTGCCAGCTTATGAAGCATTGCCGTCTCTTTCTGCGCTTGCGCGCTTGATCAGTTTAACCGCGGTCTTGCGTTCATCGGATCAGTCGACTTCTTCCAGCCGCACAGATTGCACTTAATCATCTCGCCGTACTCGGCAAGATTCGTATTGCCGCACTGCTCACACGCTTCCGGATGTCCGGCACGCGCACGTTCTGCGGCTTGCTGCGCTTCGAGTTTCCGGCGTTCACGCACCGAGTCTGCAACGCTCTGCCATCCAGCACCCTTCTTCTGTGCTGCTGCGAGCGCTTGCACCGCTTCAGCTTGCGGCTCAGCGTGCCCGTTCGAGCCGTTGCCGTTCCCTTTGCCGTTGCTCTTGCCGCTGCGCTGCGCTTTGATCTCTTCCGCTTGCTTCTTCCAGAGACCGAATAGACCATAGCCGTGGCCGAGCAGCCACGCTTCGACTTGCGTCATCGCATCGACATCATCGTCGTAAGCGTTATTCGGGAACTGTGTCAGCGATTTTATGTGCGCTGCGACCCACGGAGCGTTGCGCGGCAAGTACCAGTTGTGGCTCTGCCATGCACCGCACGCTACGAACATGCGCGCGATCTTTCCACCTTCCGGCTCGATTGCGTGCACTCCGGCGATCTTCTTCTTCAGCGCTTTGATGACTGCTGGACCATTCGCTTTGTCTTCAACGAGAACGTGAGCGGCTTTGTACGCGCCACGCTTCGCTTCGATCAGCGCAATCTCTTCGGTCGCTGGCTCGTCAAGATGATCTAGCACGAGATTGAGCACGAAGCGATCCGGCCCTCTGACGCCGACCGTGTAGATCGCTACATAGTCGCTCGTCTTGAGGTCCTTGAACGCGCAGTCAACACTTGTGATCACCATATCGAACTTCGCCGGAAGACGGATGTCATCTGCTCCGGTGTTTGGATCTTTGCCGCCGTAGTACATCACGTCGGCAACTTTGATCATGTTGCCTTCGAGCGGTGCTGGCTCTTGCTGATACTGTCCGGCCCAGACGAGACGTGTAACTTGCAGAGACTTGACTTCTTGCGGAGGGAATCGCTTCGGTTCGAGGACGTTGCCGACTTCGCGCGTGAGCACTTCGCCGGAGACCGGGAAGATGTGCGTCTCTTCGTGCAGCTTGCCGTCATTGTCTGCGACGAGAGTTGACTGTAACGGAACTTTGACGTGCACCCACTTTCCTGGGTGTTGGTTCATCACGTATCCGGTCGGGTCCATCTCGTGCAAACGCTGCATCACCATAATCATTACGTCGCTAGCCGGGTTATTGCGCCGAGTCCGAACTGTGGTGTCGATCCACGTGTTCGCTTTCGTGCGCTCGACATCGGACGCTGCCTGTTCCGGATCAATCGGATCGTCGATGATCAGCACGTCGCCGCCCTTGCCTGTCGCTGTACCGCCGACTGACGTTGCGATCATCTGACCTGTACGGTCATTGTCGAACGACATCTTCTGATTCGCATCGCTCTTGAGACGGAAGCGAGCGCCGAAGTGAGTGGCAAACCAGTCAGACAAGATGAGATCGCGACGCTTGACGCTGTGCTCTATAGCGAGCGCTCCGGAGTACGACGCACACATGAAACGACGTTCCGGATGCTTGAGCCAGCACCACACCGGGAATGCAACTGTGATGAGTGTGCTTTTCGCCGTTCTCGGCGGGACATTGATGATCAAGCCGAGAGCGTCGCCGAACTGTTGCTTGAAGAGTCCCTCACGGATCAGCCAGAGGTACTCGCAGATCATTTCGTAATGCCACGACCAGACGAGTTCACGTCCCGGCTCAAGCACTTTCCAGACTTCGCGGAAGAAGAGAGAAAGATCGTCTTCAGCTAGGCTGGCTGTCCGTGCCTGCGCTCGTACGTCGCAATCCAGCTTCGACTTCCACGCCAGAGCTTTCAGTTCTTCGGCTGGCATAGCGTCGTAGTCGAACCGCGCACTCTTCGATGATGTGGATTGCGTCTGCATCGTCTGCACTTACGAACTGATGACCTGTCGTGTGAACTTGTACAACTGAAGTCGGACGGCCCTCGTAATACTCAAGCAGTATCCTGATCGCCGTCGTGTCGCCGTTGAGCCCCATCGCGAACAACTTGCGCACAATGCCTTCGAACATCACGATCTCTTCCGGCTTGCCGCGTACGTCGTCGAACCTCTTCGGCTCCATGCCGACGTACTCAATCAATCGCCGGATCGT